TGACTCCTGCGCCCCCATCATCAATGTAGCCATTGACGTCGGTCAGCGCCAGGTCTTCGCTGGGGATGTAAGGCACGCCTGCAACGGAGGCGAGCTGGCCATTGAGGATGGTAGCCATGGCCCCCATCTTGTCCAGGGTCAGCACCTCGTCCATCAAGACAGCCTTGTAGAAGACACCCCCATCGGAGATGTAGACCAGGTCGGCGGGATTGATGCCATACTTGCCAGCCGTGCCCATCAGCGAGCGCAGCAATACGAAGTCGTCAATGGTCAGCGTCCCACAATCACGGGTATCACTGTTGGCGAAGGTGTCGTGACGGATCCCGTCAATGGTCAGGTAGTGGTCATAGCCTGCCACTGTCGCAGGAGTAGCGCCATAGTAGCTGATGTTCGTGCCGGTGGCCGATTCGTCACCACTGATCAGGATGGCGTCTATCATGTGCGCCATCACGGTGGCGAACTTCTCCCTGAACGTCGGCTCGACGGCGAGGATAGCGTCCTCGTTCATCTCCTCCGTCCAGAGCGTCCGCGCCCCCAGCTTGCCTGCGCTGAAAGTGACCTTGGCCGTCCCGATCTTGCTGTCTGGGAACGCCGACCCTGCGAAGGTCATGTTGGCCTCGTCGGTCTCCTCGCTGATGTGGTAGAAGTAGGGATCGGTGCTCTCGGCGGGATACTCGTACGGCTGGCTCGGCATGTCGAACTGGTCGAACAGGCCCAAAACCTTGGCCTCCAGGCGGATGGTTCGCCACAGGTCGGCGGCCATGACGGTCGGTACCCACTGGTCACCGTAGCCCGATTGCGTAGAGTACACAAGCTCGTCGCCCTTGACGGCGATTTCTGTGAGCTGCGCCACACCCTTCGTGCTGATCGGATCATGGAAACCCTTATCGTCCACCCCGAACGGTACCAGGGTAGGCCACAGCCATTCGTCAGGCGTCTCCTTGACGGGTTGCCCCATCTTCACGCCGATGGTCAGCTCTTCCTGGGCGAGCTTGGCGGCCTTCGCCATCATCGCCCTGAAGAACTTCTCCGACGGGACCTGTCCCGCCTTCTTCATCAGCATGTAGCGCATGGCCAGGTCGCCTGCACTGAAGCGGTCGTAGCGGCTGAATATCTTGATCGTCGAAAGCTCAGTGTTCGCCTCCCCGACAGGGAATGGCAACCCCTTCGCCTTGGCCTCGGCGATCATCTGATCCTTGAACGCCTTCACTGCCGCAGCCGCCACTCCCTCATCGTGTTCCTGCTGTACTGCTTCTGCCGCTTGCCGCTCCTGCCGCTGCTGCTCTAAGAGCTCAGCGGTTTTGGCGGCGATTTCGTCGTAATTGATTTCACCCATGTCTGTTACCTCCTGCTGTATATTTTTTTGCTCAGCCTTCCAGGCCAGCTTCGCCGCCTTGAAGTGAGCCTTTGCCGTCGCCTCGCTCACCCCCGCGAAGAGGTTGGCGGGATTGGGTGTTAGCGACAATTCAACCCACGGCCACTTGACGATGTGGCCGTCAGCCATCTTCCGAACCAGGTCGTCCACGGCCCTGCTAGAGAAGAACAGCTTGCCGTCCTTTACCAATTGCTTGATGGCTTCATAGTAGCGATAGCTCTTGTCCAATTGCGTCCTTGCCCACCGTCCCGCATCATCAGCCCAGGTCTGGAACTGGACGCCTACGCTCTCTGTCTTGACCGATGGGTCGTGTCCGTGCTGGTAGAGGACGGGTCGCTTCTCGAACCAGTCCAGGCAGAAGTCAGTCTCAGGGGAGAAGTATTCGCCGTCGAGGTCTTTGCCCTGAAATGGGCCGTAGTAGGGTGCAGCCAAACCCTCGATGATCGTCTCCTCGTCATCCACGAACTTAACGGCTCCGGATTTCTTTTTGCCTGGCTTCTCTTGGGCTTTTTGCCCCTCTCCCTTCGCTCCTTCACCTGTCGCATTGGCGCAGACTTTCCAGGTCACCATTTTGACTGGCTCGAAGGTCTCCACCTTCTCGACTTCCTCAGGTTCCCCGAAGGTGATCTTCCCGTCTTCGTCGCTGGTGAACGATATGCGGTAGTGTCTGCCGTCCTGCTCAGCTATGACGTAATCATCATTGGTTCGCTCGACCCAGGCATAGCTTCCCGTCACTTGAGCCTCAAGCTCTTGCTGACGTTTATTGAATGTATCATCGAATGCCTGTCGAACTTTTTCCATCTGTTCTTCAAGGCTAAGTTCTTCATCCATGCTCTTACCTCCTGCTTCCACTTCTTCTATCGTCGCCCCCCGCATCTCACCCCCACATTCGGGGCACTCCATGTCAGCACAAGGGATATTGCGCTCGTGCTTTGCCAGGTCGCCGCAGGCTTTGCAGATGCACCAGTCCGTGCCTCCCACGCCCTGGCGCTCTTCGCCTACGCCTTGGCCTTCTCCCAGCGCTTTGCCCATGTCTTTTTCCTCTCTAGCCGCCCGCCACTGCGAGTAGCACATAGCGACGGCCTGCGCCCTATCCTTTTCATCGTCTTTGTCCAGCTTTTCAAGTTCGATGACAAGTGGCGTACATCTACCGATGAACTCCTGTTCTTCCTCGTCTTCCTTCGGTTCTGGTAGTGGCATAAGCACCTCCTGTCTTTTTCCTCAACTCGAAGCCAGACAGCCGGGGATTTGGCTGACGGAGGCCAAAGCGTCGTCACGACTCAACAGAGGCGTTTCTCGGGCTTCATCCATTGCCTTACTCAAGCAGTAGTCTTCCATTGCTTCAGATAGTTCGTCAGCAGGATTGAGCTGGAATTCTGAACTATCTCCCTGGTCAAACTCAATGTACTTCCTCGTGACACTAAGCGGAAACTCTGGAGCATATCCCTCGGCATTTCCAGAGTCGAGTCTATATGCTTCATTGATGCTCACCGGACGGTTCACGAAGAATACGTTCCGGATTTCAATACCATCGCTAAAGAAATCTACTTGCATCCCATTACTCTCGCTCATTGGCGCCCTCCAATTATCCGAGCAAGCCTGGCGCTCTTCGCCTACGCCTTGGCCTTCTCCCAGCGCTTTGCTCATATCTTTTTCCTCAAATGCAAAAAGCCGCCTCCCCGACGCTCAATCTGTGCGTCAGAAAGACGGCTGTCCTGTTCTCAGGTCTGCCTTATGAGGGGCAGTTCATTTGTGCCCCTATTTTACATCGAAATCGCTTCTATGTCAAATCGCCCCGCCTGTGCATGTCCCGCAGCTCCTTAGTAGTCGGCCTCGTCAGAAAGCCGAGGCGGGCCATCATCTTCTCCCATGCTCCCAGCAGGATCAGGAGACCGTGGCGGAATTCGATGGCTTCCTGCTCGGAAAGGGCAAAGCCGCCCACAGAGCCTCCCTCGCTGCTATCCGTGCTGCCAGATTCGCCGAAATCATATCCCCAAGGATGGCTTGCGTCTGTCCCGCTACTCCATTGTTCCCCCATGATTACCTCCTGTCATCTATAGTCCCTCACCTAAAGCTCAGCGGCGGGCATCGGCAAGCGCCCATGCATCGCGTGTGGCCGTCACCTGGTGCTGGGAACGTCCCTATCGGCTGCCACCCCATCGCCTCAAAAGCCGCGCAGTCCTCGCATACCCTGTCATCCCCCGCCGTCGGCCCCCACCTCTCCTCTGTGTACTCACCCGAATTCCGCTTGAGCCTGGCGTCTTCTCCTGTGAATCTGCTGTAAGCCTTACCGCCGTACATCCTCGCCCTGGCCTGGGCCTGGGCCTCGGTCACCTCGCCGTTCTCGATAGCCTTGGCAAAATCCCGCAGCTTGGCATATTCCGATTGCAGGATGCCGCCGTTCCGCCCCCAGGTCTGGGCGTCCATCTGGGACCAGCCGCCCTTGCCCAGGCTGGCGAAGGCATTGTAGCTGTTGCGGAGCTCGGCCTGGGCCGCCTCGAAGAAGGCCTGCGGGGAGATGTCGTTGTTCACTGCATCAGCGGCCAACTTCGCCAGCTTGTCGGCCACGGCGTCGGCCAGCTCCTTGGACTGGTTCGCGATCGTCTCCGCCGAGACCATCTGGCCCAGCGAGCCGTTGGCGAGGACGCGACGGTAGCGGCCACCGCCCTTCATGCGCTTGTCGAAGGCAAACCCTGGCAAAATCTTGATGACGGATTCGGGCATTATAATTTCGTTCGCCTTCTTAACTGATCAGTCATTTGTCATTTCCTCAACCGCTTATGTTAAGCCAGCCCTCTTCATAATCCTCGCCGACCTCAATGCGCTTCCTGGTCGGGAAATTGCCAGTGTCAATGTAGAATATCTCCGCATCTTGGCTCAATCCTTGCCTCTCAAGCGCGGCGTTCACCAGTTCGACAAATTCTTTCCAGGTTAGGCAATCATGTAGCCTTCCAGGAGTGACTGATCTCTGCATAGCCATCGCTATTCTCTCTCCGATCCTTCCTCTACCGCTTCCGCATCCAGCAGCCGCCTCAGCGACGGCCTCACCGCAGTCTGATACTCCCACCACACCCGCGCCCTCTCCTCCTGAACTTCGGGCGATAGCTCAGCCAGGTCGTCGTCGTAGCTGTGCTCGGCGGCCCTGTCAATGGCCCTTGCCGCCTCGGTGGGGGATATGCCGGCCAGGACAAGGCGGCGGATTTGGTGTTCGCGGGTTGGGTCAGTCATTGGCTATGTGCTCCGATATGATGTCCTCTATGATCTCAGCGTCATTGACTATAGTTATAGGCACTGAGTCCAAGTCCCACTCATCCCGCCATATCTCCATACCGTTGACGTACAGGTAAGAAGGGCCATGAGTATCCGATGTTAATTCAAGGCTTCGCACGTCTCCGCCCCGAATCCTGGACTGAAGTGCAGCCAGGCCATCCCAAGGCAGGAATTGCCCAAGAATTTCGCAGGCTTCGTCTAGTTCAGCGCTCCTTATGGTTTCGACTGCTTCAGCCAACCAGCACCTCCACTCTATTCTTGGCGGTTCAAATTCGATGATCGGGGCTTGCTGGGTCATAACGACATTTCTAAGTCTACCCTCTGTCTATATTGGGTTGCGACTGAAACTGAAGCGTGCCAAGGGGTGTTTCCAAAACTATCAATTTGCCTCGCGGCATGCTTACATACCTTCCGCTCAATCGAAAACACTTCGGCAGGGAATACCACAGCCCCCATCTCCAAGTATATGACCATCGCCAATGGAGAGCCGCCACTAACAGAGACCCCTTTGTATTAGTTGGCATTAACAGCCTGATTGCACCTATTGTCATTTTCCTGATGCCATAGTGTAATTATCCAACCAGCACCTCCACCGCCTTCACGTGCTCCCGCGCCGCTTCCACCCGCGCCTGCCATTCCTTGCCCATAAGCTCCGGGGGAAAGGGGGTGGCCTTCATCGGCGGCATCCCTCCGCCAAGCCCGCCGCCCGTGCTTAACATCGGCATCCCCATCTCTGCCTCGTCGGTCACCAGCCCCTGCCGCTTCGCTTCGTCAAGCCCCTGCTCCGCGCCCAGCGCCCGCACCAGTTGCAGCACCGCCGTCGCGTTGTCCCGCTTGACCGCCGCGTCCTCTACTACGTCCCTGGGCACCACGTCCACGAAGGCGAAGGTGAATCCGTCACCGTAGAGCGGCATCACGTCCTTGTTGACCTTCTCGGCGATGCGGGTCAGCTTCGGAGCCATCGTATAGCGAGCGAACAGATATTCGGCTACCTGCGCCGTCGCCCTGTTCGCGCCCTCGGGATATACCAGCGCGGGGTTCACGCCGTAGATACCCGCGATGTCGCGCCAGTTCATCTTGCGGCCCTCGATGAACTCAGCGTCCTTCTGACTCAGTCCCATTTCCTTCCACTTGAAACCCGACCACAGGAAAGCAACCTGGTGCATCTTGTCCACGTCGCCAACATAGTTCTCCTTGAACAGCTTCTCCATGAGTTTCACCTGGTCGGGGTCCATAGTGTCCGCGTCGCTCTCGACGATGCCGCTCAGCCTGGCGGCATTATCCCAGAATGCGACGTTATACCGCTGCGCCTTCCAATCGTTCTGGATCGGGTAATTGGCGGGCTCGACGGGGCTCATCCCCTCAAAATCTTTGAGCGGGTGATAGCGGCGAAAGTGAACGATAGAGGCTGCGTCAAGCTTGTAAGTCAAGCCGTAGATGCGGTACTCATAGTGGCTAAGCCAGTCTGTCTTGGACGGTACGGGTTTCATGCGGTCGGGGCGAAGGGGCACGATCCAGAGCGGCTGCCGCATGAAGCGAGCCACTTCGCTGTCATACTTGTATGGATTGAACAGCCGCAACGTTTTAGCGTCTTCCCTGGCGACCTGGTTGCCGACGCCGTGCATGTACCAGTAAATGTTGCCCGTGAGCTCCGCCCCGCCTAAGCTGGCCTCCAATAACTCGAAGCCAGACAGCAGGGGATTTGGCTGCCGGAGACGTTCCAGGAACGGGTGATCGGTAACCTCCTCGCCCTTGTCGTCATAGACTACAGCCCTCGGCCCGCCCTTCGCTATTGTCTGCGCGGCCATCGCCCCACTCTCGGCGATGCGGTTGACGCAAATGTAGACGGCGCTGGCGCGGCTGTAGGAGAGCGCCTGATTGCGGTAGAGAGACGGGTCGGACACGTCGCCCAGCGCGCCCGCGCCCCAGGCGGTGGATTGCATGAATGGCGGGAGCTTGAGCTTGCCCCGCGCCAATTTCCAGCTAAGTTTGATTCTGTCCCATCGGTTCATTGTCGCTTCTCCGTCCCGCAAGCGGGGCACTTCTCCAGCCCCGCGTCGTATTCCTCGCCGCAGAACCAGCAGGCCGCCTTATCCTCGGCCTCGGCCTCGGTCTCGCCTGCTAATTCCCCAGGCATTTCCTCGCCACGCTGCTCGTACTTGCCGCGAAGGTAGTCCAGCATGGTGATTCCGCTTTCTCCTTCGTAATATGCTAATACCACCGCATCCCCCGCGTCAGGCGACCGCCCCAGCCGCTTGCGGATGTCGTCTTTGCTCTCGACCTTTAATTTGCCAGAGGATGTATAGCCATATCGGGGAGCCACCAGATCGCCAGTCAGTTCATCGTCTATAGGCAAAGCGATCTTGTCTTCCATGAGACGTTCCCTCATCCCCCACCAGGCCGCCGCCCTGACGTTCAGCATCTCGACCTCGCCGCTCTTGTCGGTTCTGTCAGTGCCAGCCCCGAAGTTAACCCCCACCGCGTCAAAGCCCTGTTCCCTCAGCCTGTCCACCACGCCGGCACCGATGCCGATAACGTCCACATGAATACGATTTGCTTTCCACTTCTTTGCCAAGATCATGATCCGTCCCGCCGTGGTCATCGTATCTTGCTTGCCCCATTTTTCAAGATGTACAATCGTATTGCCGTCCCTAATAGCAACCGCCGATTTATCTGTCCCGAAACGTGCAATATCACATCCGATTACTATCATAGCCATTTATCTCTACAAACTTGTGACAGCTCGGGCATAAACAGATCAAATTGTCTAATTCATTCATCAACTCATAATCATCAAATAACCGGCGCGGCTTGATATGGTGTACATCTAGTTCTTGGCCTAACTCAGCCTCTGTAATTCCACAACGCTGGCATATATACATATCTCTTTCTCTCGCCTTATGGCGTTGCGATTGCCAGTTTGGCCCATAATCCTGCCAGTGTTCGCATCCGCCTTGCCAATTCCAATGCTGATCACCCGAATGAGCTTCGCGAAACCCTGCCTTCTGCCACAAGGCTTGCATCTGCTTTGATGTGGCCCCCAGCCAAGCTTGTACCTTGGGGTGACTAAAACCAAGCCGTTTTTGCCAAGGTGTTTTACCACGCAGGGCCTCTATCCGTTTTTTCCGCGCTTCAACCCCGTTGATTTGAGCTTGCGGATCACGATTTTTGGCACTTACGTCAGGGCGGACAGTACCCTTGTTAGCTTTTCCATGATCATTGCCAATAAGTTGAATAGCATAAGCCATGATGCTAGAATGGGTTTCCTTAGTTAGGCCTTGATTCCAGACCGTGCGTCCATCCCTATACTGTTCTTTTAGCCTTTCGCTTAATTCCTTTTTCTGAGACTCGTCCCACTCATTCCCGAAATTAGGGTTTGATCCACCAGCCCAACCGATACTGCGGCAGTTGATATCGCAGAAAAATAGTCCGCTTTTATTCTTGCGTATCTCACTTGGATAGCGATAAATAGGAGCTCCACATGCTGCGCAATGCACTTTTACCTTTGGCATTATAATTCCTTCATGCTCGGCCTGCCCGCCTCATCCCACTCGCGCCAGCGGTCGTTGGCCGCTTCCACCAATGCCAGCGAGATGATGGCCGACTCCTCGTCGTCGGCGAACTTACCCAACACGCGCTGCTGGTAGATCGAGCTGTCCTCGCCCCATTGCTTCCGCCTGGCCTCCGCCCATTCAGGCTTGACCATGCCCGCCGCTATCGCCTCCTCCGCCTCGACGTGCCGCGTCCACCAGTCCTCGTAACCAGGCTTCCGTGAATGAATGTCGTAGAACCTGCCCATCGGGATGCCTGGCGTACTGATAGCCAGCGCATAGCAGTCTCCCGACGCGAACGCCCCCTCCGCCGCGTCCCAGGTGGCGACAGGGATGGCCTTCGCCTCGTCGAACACATAGAGCAGGTTGGAGGCGTGCGCCCCCTCGATGGTGGCCGCGTCCTGGCAGGCTACGGCGAATGCCTCGCAGCCGCCCCAGGCGGGCTTCAGGGCCAGCGTCAGCAGCTCATCACGGGCGCTGAACGGCCCGCGCCCCACCTTGCCCCAATCAACCCGTCTCGACCATTTACGAATCTCTGGCCACAGATACTTGGTCAGCTGCCTCCAGGCAGAGGCAGTGGTCGGTATTTTGGTGTCGTCGGGCCTGGTAAGGACAAACCACAACACCGCCCATGACGCCACCGCTGTCTTGCCCGCCCCGTGGGGGCTGCGGACGGCGGCCCGCTTACGGGCGTGGAGCTCAGCCAGTATCTCGTCCTGGTAAGGTACATCTGCTTCGGTAGTGATGATGTCGTGGCGAAACGCTACTGGGTCGTCACGGTAAGTGCGAATGAACTCACGGCTCGGCCTCGGCGGTGTCGGCATCGCTTTCAGGCGTGCGTACATCTGCCGCTTCGCCGACAGCGGCCAGTCGCGCCAGTTCGGTTGCGATTGCTGCATCAAGGTCATTGTCACTCAAAACCTGCATTTTCTGTGGCGCGTCCAGCCCCAGTATCTTGCACCGCCGCTCGATGCACCACTGGACGCCAGACAAGAAGCTCGGATTGCCCACCCGCCCTTCGCGCCGAATCTGTGCCTTGCTGCGCGGCTTTTCACCGCCCGCCTTCTCGGTTACGGAGATTTCCTTGTCTTCCTTGCTCGCACGCCAAGCGCGATAATACTCACGTTCCAGCTTGTCTACCTTTGCAATTTCAACGGCCTTCGCCTGGTCAAAATCTATCAGCGAAGATTCGAGCCATCGCTTGTGCAGTGCGTTGAGATCATTAGAAATCGTTGATTGTGAAAGTTCGAGTTCCTCAGCAATATCAGCCTGCAACCATCCTTCCAGATACAACTCGGCTATCCGACGACGATCACGGGCAAGCTGCGAAGCTGACCGTCTTGGTTTTCTATGAGCCTTCTCAGTCGTCATTGCTCAAATCGTCCCAAGTACCAATTGCCACATTATCACCGTGCCCTATGCCAGTTGAGGGTCAAAGCCCATTCGCGCCAGTCTGCCATCATCCCCCCGACGACGGAGCTTTCCCGCCGTGCCAGCTAGATATGCCAAAATGAGCGCCCCCCAGGGGAACGTCACGATCTCCTCCAGCCCAGCTCGTCCTCTTCGCGTTGCGCCGCCCTGCCAGAAACGACACATAGCGAATAACAGATCAGCGCACCGATCCCCGCCAACGTCAGGATGCCGACCAGGATGAGGATGGAGATCGTTGTACCAACCGCGTCAACCAGCCAAGCCCACGCCGCGATTACCATGCCGCCTTCCCCCCGAAGGCCACACGGCGAGGCCGTGGCTCCAACGCCGCCCTGCCAGGCTCAGTGAGTGCGTAAACTGTGCCGTCCTGCCTGATCAGGAGCTTACGCTTCAGCGAGTTTATGGCCACGGTCAACGCGCCCTCCGACACCGTGAACTGGTCGCGTATCTCCGACCAGGACACAGGCGCGTCTCGTAATGATAGGAATGTCAGTACGTCCTTCTCGAATGGCGTCATAGCCGCATCACCTGCTCGGCCAGCCACAGCCAGTATTCAACCTTGTCCCTCGGCTCTGGCTGCCAGCCGATAAGTAGATTTGCCAACA